GAGATTTTATATCACGCACCAGCAGTATAAGATGTAATAATAGAGTTAAAGTTACCAGTGACACCATATCCAGGACTTGTAGTTGCGCCAGCTCCAGAAGAAGTTGCAACTATGACTTTTTCGGGATTAGTGACATGAATAGATGCCATATTTGCAACCTCTAACTGAGCGCGATCCACAGAACTTCCATTACCATAAACATATATGTTATCAGAAAGTGAAGTTGCAACAACTCTTGCAGTTGCACCATATCTCATAACAACTCCATGGTTTCTATTGTTTGCAATAACAGTTGAAGCACCATAAGATACAAGTGTTTCTTCCAGAGTAGATTGTAAGTTTACAAATCCATTATAAGATCCTGCTACTCCATTAACAGCAGAGTTGCTTATAAAACAGGATTGAGCAGAAACTCTTGCTGTAGATGCATTAATCAAGTTTGATCTACAGTTCAATATTCTCCCACGACCAATTTTTATATGTGATCCAACATTACCTGCTACACCAATATAGTTAGCGTTTGTAAATGTAGTATATGCTCCATCCAAGATTCCACCATCCATAATCACAGATCTATAAAATCCATGAATAGAAATATCAGGACCAAAGTTAAATGATCCTTGAGTACTGTAAGAGTCTGATGAAAGATTGTTTTCTTCAACTGTTGCATCATCTTCAATAGATGCGTCAGATTCAATACGATTTGCTGCTCCATAATATGCAGTAACAACAGTTGTTGCTGCTCCAGCAGAGTTCAACATCTTTCCATCTGCTCTAAACCCAACAGCAAGAAGTTTATCTAGTTTTGCAGGAACTCCATTACTTGCAAATCCATTACATCCGTGAAAATATAATCTAGAACCATAGTATGCTTCTAAGATTCCTCTATTATAAACTTCAGATGTTTCAGAGTTACCAACACCATCTACCATTGGATTTGGATATGCACCAGCTGGGGATGTTGAATCATAAAGACTTGACCATTCAAATGATGTACCTGTTCCTGCAGGATCAGATCCAATACCTACACCACATTGATTATAGAAATGATTACCTCGTAGTCCTGGTTTCGTTCCAGTTACTGCACCACCAGTTATAAGAATAGCATCTCCATCTGGGTGATCAACTCTAAGTTCCCCTAAAATTTCTCCAGAGTCTCCAACATGGAAAATACCAAACTGAGCACCAGAACCAATGGTTGTTGTGATTCCTAAAGTGTCAGAAGCAAGATATCCTGTTCCCCCATCAAGAAGTTTTGCCTGAACTACAGCACCACTCGTAGTGGTTGTAATAGCAACAACTGCACCCGTTCCAGACCCACCGCTTAAAAGATATGTTTTGTTTTCATAGTCAGTTCCAGCAGCAGTTTGATTTAAACCAAATCTATATGTACCAACACCAACATCGACAGTTACTTTACCGTATGAACCGCTAAGTGATATTTTTCTGTTTCTTAAATTTTGGATAGCTTTATGTGGAGTTGCCCATGGGTTTGAGGCAGATCCATCTCCAGTTCTATCATTTCCTGCAGTAGTTACATAATAAGTAGTAACACCAGTAATAGGAGTGATATCTACATCAGCAACAGTGAGTGTTGTTGTAGCAATAGAAACAGCGTTTGTAAGACCAGCACCTGTCAGATTTATATTATCACCACTTGGAATCTCTTGTAGAACTCCAGATGCAACTACTAATGGATAACGATCAGCCATTTTGTTCCTTCTAAGTCTTTGTTTTATTTATTTATCTAATCAGTTTGATACCACAAACTAAGTCGAATATCTGATGATCCGCTGGTAGTGATTGCATTGACATCCATTACATTAGAGTTTCCTCCAGTATTATCCTGCACGAATATCCTAATATAATCAGTATTATCTTGAGCCGATGCCGCAAGATAAGATCCAGTGTATGTTATAAATGTTGCATCAACCATTCCAGTATGCCTTATACTTCCAGTTTGTGATACTGCACCACTAAATGGCAATCCTTGAATAAAAAAGTTGTTTCCACCCGTCATTCCAGTTGTATCAATATTAGTAAGATCACAACTAATGTATACCATGTCTCCTATTCGGATATAGTAACCATTAAAAGTTCCAGACGCAGTGTTTCCCCCAGAATTTGCATCAGAGGGTACTGGAGTCCATGTACCTTCTTCATAAGATTGAAAGGCACTAGTGCTCTCATTAAAATAAACTCCAGCAGAGTCAACTGCAAATACTTCTCCAGAAGTGGTGGCATCATCAATTCTAAATGATATTCTACTATCTGCTGCACCATTATTAATATCTGCTTCAAGGATAAGATTTGGAGTATTATATCTTAATCTTGATTTTGTTGCGTCATCTGTATCAACAAAAGTTATTGCAGGACCAGTATTTTCTAAGTGAACTGGAGAATCTGCATTTGTTGTACCAACTCCAACATATCCATTATCTCCGTTGATAACAACTCTCAAGTTATCATTAGTTCCAAACACAATAGGAACTTGGCTTTGTGTTCCTATTACAATACCATTTCCAGCAGTGTTTGATATCTCAGACCATTCATTTAAAACAGTTTCATATCTTGTTAAAGATCTTCCAGATCCATGAGAATACAAATTTAGTGATGCAACATCAGCATCCAGTCCTAATCTGCAATGTGCGCTTGCTTGAGTATTTTGATTGTTTATTTCAACTGTTGTTCCTGCATTTTGTTGTTTATATACTTCTAAAGCATATGTAGTTGTATCAGTTCCGATGGCGACATTACCATCGGAATCTACACGAAGTTTTTCACTTCCATCGATTTCAAATGCAATCCTGGTAGAACCAGATGCATTTTCTTCATCTGCTTTTAAAATAACATTTCCACCATTACCACCAACTGACCCATAAACAGTTGGTCCCTGTTCAGTATCTTCAAATCTAATGGTAGGAACACTATCAACTAAATGTATTGTTGTAGATGGACTCTGAGTTCCAATACCTATCGGCGTTTTAATTTGGTTACCATCAACTTTTGTCAGCGCCATTTATAGTCTTACTATGAATCAGTAAGACTATTTATTAAGTCGATGCAATACCAACAGGGCTAGCAGGATTTTGTTCTGCAACAGATGCTTGATATGCTGCAATCACTTCTTCAGTCCACAATGCTGCTGCGACTGCTTGAAGTTCTGCACAATCTTCTGAGACATCACTACCAGGAACTCTAACATGACGGTGATATGTTCTACCAACTTCTTTACCATCTTTTTCAATAATATCTGCTCTACGACATTGAATAGTATTGTATGGTGGAATGATTTCTAGTTTGTGTTCGTGTCTTTCTGTGAATGCCATTAGGATCAACCTCCAGTTGAAACAGATTTATGGTAAGACTATTTATCCCTTTGTGACTGCATCCCAGTCTTTCTGAAAGAGTTCCAGACCTTTATCAGTCAGAATGTGATGATACATCTTATCAAAGATTGCTGGTGGCATGGTTACAACTTCTGCACCCACAGCAAAACACTCAGCAACTTGATTCACACTACGAATCGATGCAGCCAGTGTTTGAGTGCGAACCATGTGCTCACGATAGATCTGTGCAATATCTCTCACCAGACCAACACCATTGAAGGAGTTATCATCCACACGACCTACAAAAGGAGACACATAAGTTGCACCTGCTTTTGATGCAAGAATCGCTTGAGCAGGAGAGAATATCAGTGTCACATTCACAGTCTTATCATAGATCAGTGACAGATCACGACATGCAAGCAGACCATCAATCGTACACGGAACTTTGATAGTCACATTCTCCATATCCTCAAATGCCTTTGCTTGAGCAATCATATCTGCGGCATTATCAGCAACAACCTCTGCAGAGATTGATTCCATTTTAGGGAATGCCTCGGAGATCTCTTTGATAACTTCTACAGGATCACGACCACTCTTCTTAATCAGAGTTGGATTTGTCGTGACGCCATCAATCAGTCCAGTACTATATCGTGTCGCAATAGCATCAAAATCTGCTGTGTCAAGAAAGATTTTCATTGATGTTGGTATATCTTCACTTATATATTAACTGTTGTCTTGATCTTTGTCAAACTTTTTGTGTGCTTTCTTTAACTCTTTATACATTGATTTGACTTGCTGATATGCCTCTTCTTCAGAAATCTTATCAGCCATTTGCATTGCCATAATCACATCAATGCGAGTACCAAAGTGCATTAGAGATCTTTCAAACTCATTCCAATCAGTATATCCCATGATTATACCTCATATACGACTGTATTGTTATCAGCAATATTACCACAGATGATCTCAATATACAACAAACCATCTTTGGATGCTGATATTTGATGCATCATCTTATCGTGAACTTTCCACGTTGATCCTGCTATAGTCTGCCACGTAGACTTATCAGGTTTCCCCAAACAAACAGACCCTGATCCTTCGATCAGAGTCCAGTACTTAGTAACACGAGTTTCATATTGTAGGGGTGATATGGAGTCTGGATTGAGGAATACCTTCTTTACGACTAAATGTGGGTCCTCATTCAGAATCTCATACCAACCCCAATACTTTTCGATTCTCACGACTTTTTGTTTAATGCTTCTTGTTTTTCCCTGAACTCTCGGAGTTCAGGAGTCTCCTGCCATTCCCAAATTTCTTTGTGACCTCTTGAGTCAGTTTTGACGGACTGTTTATATGGTTGGGTGCTCATTTGGATGCCCTCCAAGTTTTTCTCATCTGTTGATATTTAGGGTCGTAAGCTGCCTTATCTCTTACAACCTTGAAAATCTGTGCTGCTTTTGCTTTTACATTCGTGAGGCAATCTTCCTCACAGGTAGATACACTTCCATCCTTTCACATATGTCAAGTCAGGCGAAGACGATAGTCCTTAAGTTTTTGAATCAGTTCTGGGTGATCTGACACCCCATTGACAACATGTTCTCTTGCGCGAGCAATATCATGGGATGACATTGTTTCAAGTGCTTTCAGAATATGATCTACTTCTTGCAGGGAAAGGTTCATGTAAAGTTGTGGAGAGAGTGATAGACTTTGGTAACATCCATATTACCATGAAAATACCCTGCGACAATAACACAAAGAGTGGCAAAGATAACACCCAGAAACATTAACACAGGGGTGAGGTTGGATTTCATACAGAACCCATGATTGATTCCTGTTGTTTCAGGTAGAGTTTAATGTAGCACTTGCACATATCTCGGATTTGTTCAAGATTCAAGTTCTCTACTTCACGAGACAACTTTTCATAAGTGAACTGCCTACTTGTAGTGCTGAGACTAATTTCGTCGGGATTCATGTCAAGTTATGTGAATAGTTCCTTATTAATTATCTCAGTTCCACCTTAGAGTTTTGAGATACTGAAGTACATTTTCCCTCACATCCATAAGTTCATGATAACACTTTTGATTGTGAGCGCAAGCTCTTAATGCAGGATCGGGTTCAATGACGGACTCAATAAAGATATCAAGTCCTCGATTCCATTTGTCTTTCTTGGACTCTCCATCAGCAATTGTGTTTTGGTCCTTCATTTTTCGATCCTCCAGTGTTCGTTACCAGTTTTAGGCACCCAGAAAAAGTAGCAACCAGAAATAGAAGACAGAAAAAACATATCTTCTGTTTCTTGTTCTACCTTGCAACTATGTAGGTTTGACATCTCATTAGCAAAACGATTCTTAGCCTTGCGAGAGATGGGAGAAACGCAAATAAACTTGGTTTTTGCTTTGATGGCAGGCATTGGTGTCTTTGTCATGAATGTATTATACAGTGAAAGGAACAGCAGATGCTAGCCCCTGTGACGGTTCTTCATCCGCCACTCTCTCATATAGAGTGCGTGTGCGCTCACCTGCGCGTCAGGAAGGCACTTATCCTTGTTCCAAGCGGTTCTACCCTTAAGAGCGTTACTGATACGCTCTAGCGCCTCTGGAGTGTGTTTGCGACCGTAAAAACTATTCTTATCACCTGTCCTTTTTCTCATAAGTTCTTTATGTTCTTCAGAACCAAGATACCCAGTATCTCCACCAGAACCACCATCAGTTTTATTGTGTAAGATACCAGTCTTTATATCTTTCCTACCAAGTATTGCAATCATATAAACTTCGTGCTTATATGCTTCTTCTTCAGTAAGATTTTTCTTTAGAAATAGTATCCTATCTTTAGATGGAACTGTGTGTCCTCGATGTTTTTTATATACTCTATCTTCTTTACCCTTACCAACATAGTAGGGAGTTCCGTCTTCACGCAAATATGCGTAAGTGTAGTATTCTTTCATTGAAGTCTGGGGATGACTATTACTATTTAGTATAACATAAGTGTGGGACTTACGCAACATCTATCTCCCCAGACTTCTGTTGCTGCCCACATATATCTATCGCTTGACTACACTATCAAGCATCTCACCACGACCGAAAACAGTATCAACAACATTCTGCATACGCTTCTCCGTAGCAATACCAACTTGAGAATACACTGGCACCACACAAAGACCATAAGTTTTATCAGGAGCGGTGCGAAGAACTCTTCCGATAGTTTGGGTCATCTCAATCACATCCATATTACGAAGAAAAATAACCGACTCAAGACCATTAACAGAAATACCTTCACTCAAAATAGAGCGATGGAGACAAACAAACTTCTTGGAAGGGTCTTTGCCCCAAGCATTAAGAGTATCAAAGAAAACCTCACGATTGACTTTTTGTCCATCAATGATTGCACCCGTCTTGCTGGTGATATAAAGATAAGAATACCCCATATCATTCAGTTGAGTAGCAAAATCAGTTTGAGACATCAAGTTGATAAGTTGGCGAGCACTCTTAACGCAAACAAGAACTTTGCTGGTGCTGTTTTCTTGTAGAGTTTCTATAATATTGTTACAGTCACGGTCGGCAGAAATCTCATTTGCCTTAAGAACCTCAAACTTTTTCGCTTTAATGACTGGAGGAAGGATATATCCCTCATTTACCAGTTTAGGAGCAGGAACACGGTAAATAACATCACCATAAACGGCAACATCATTCATCCCAGGCTTGGAGATAGTTGCAGAAGTGCGGCGAGTTGCAGTGAAAAAATAGCAACGATCAGAATCAGCAGCAAAGTGTTCCGTAGCAGGGAAAAAGTTTCTCTGCACAGAGTTATGTGCTTCATCAAACAGGATTACATCAACATCAAGTTCTGCTTCCATCAAACGAGGAAGAGAATGATAGGTGGTAAAAATAAGTTGTTTGCGATATGCTTGCTGACTCCAGTTGTGAATAATAGCAGGGCGAGTGCTGCTAGAATACTTGGTATCTCCACTATGTGCGTGGAATACCGCAACATCTGTGTGAAACTCCATAAACTCAGCACAGAGTTGGTCGGCCAGCAACAGAC